AAGGCCATAGAGTGGTTTCTGACGACCGAGCCCCCGTCGGAGCCGTTCCAGCTCCAGCCTGGGGTGACGATTATGAACCCGGCGCTGTATTGGACCTCATTGCAGATGGATATCAAGCAGGGGCCGGGCGGGCCGCGCGCTGGGGCCGTGATCTACGACATCGACAAGCTGCGGAAGAATAGGAAGCTGAAGCTATGACCGAGAACAGAGCCCTTGATCTTATACGGATAGATTGCCAGTCCTCCGACATAGAGCGCAACGGCAACACGCTGGACCTGATTATTCAGACGTTCCTTAGATCGCAAGGCTATGGGCGACTGGCCGACGCGATACTGGATGTACCCCTTGAAATCGTTGAGTAATTTAGCGTATAAGGGTTAATGCCGGAAATCACGCCATCAAGATACTTGATTAATGCGGGCTGGGACGATGTCCCGCACATCAGCGAGAAAGCCAAGAAAGAGCTGCTAGGCTCTATCCTGCCCTACCAGCACGACGCCCGGACCAAGGGTTTGCCCAGCCTGGGCGCCGGCGCGATCTACCCTGTACCCCAATCAGACTTCACCGTTGACCCGTTCAAAATCCCTGCGTACTGGCCGTGCTTCTACGGCATGGATGTGGGCTGGAAGAAGACGGCGGTCATATGGTGCGCCTGGGACCGGCAGGAGGACGTTGTGTATCTCCATGCCGAGCATTACGTCGGCCATGCGGAGCCGTCGAGCCATGTGACAGCGATCAAGGCGCGTGGGGCGTGGAAGCATGGCGTCATTGATCCTGCGTCCAGGGGGCGCTCACAGCACGACGGTGCGCAGCTCATGCAGGATTATATCGAGCTGGGGCTGAAGCTTCACGCCGCTGATAACCTTGTGGATAGCGGATTGCTCGCTGTTTATCTAAGGTTGACAACAGGCCGCCTAAAAGTTTTCAGGACGTGCGCAAACTGGCTGCAAGAATTCTCGCTGTACCATCGCGACGAAAAAGGGCATATTGTTAAGGAGTTCGATCATTTAATGGATGCCACACGCTACGCAATCGGCCCCGAAACGATCCGAGAAGGACGTACATCGGGGCTCCAGGTTGCTAGTTTGAAACCGGTCACAGGCCCCAAGATGGCCACCGGCAGCGCCCACGGCGGCGATAGAATGGCAGGATACTAAATGGCGACCCGAGCCCACGAAATTACTGAAGCCCCCCAGGAACAGCGCTCAGAGCGCGACAGGGAGGACGAGCAGGAGCGATTGCGGCAAGGTCTCCGCTCGATTGTCTCCATGCTGGCCATGGATGCAGAGGACCGGGTATCCAAGCGCAACCTGATCGAGCAGCGCTGGCTCCAGGACCTCCGGCAGTACAATTCCGAATACGAAACCGATGTCTTGCAAGATATCAAGAAGGCCGATAAATCCGAGCTGTTCATCAATCAGACCCGGCCCAAGTCGAACGCCTGCGAGGCGCGGCTGTCCGATATGCTCTTCCCGACCGATGATGACAATTGGGGGATACGTCCCACACCCGTGCCGGAGCTGGCCGACGAAGCGAAGGCCGCCGCCGACAAGGTCAAGGAAGCGCTGAAGCAGGCGAACAAGCAGGGCGAGAACGGCGACGTGCAGGGGCAGGCCCAGACGTTGGCCGCCGCCGTGCCCTTCGAGACGCGCGCCGGGGAGCTTAAAGCCGAAATGACCGAGGCCAATCGCCGGTCGGACGCCATGGCCGACGAGATACGCGACCAGCTCAAAGAATGCCAATACGCCATCCAGTCCCGCGACGTGATAAACGACGCTTGCCAGATCGGCACCGGGATCATGCTAGGCCCCATCGCATCCACCGAGCGGTCCCGCCGGTCGTGGCAGAAGCCAGAGGGCTCCAACGTTCATGAGCTGACCAGGGTGGAGGACCGGCGGCCGATGTTCCGCCGTGTGGACCCGTGGGGATTTTTCCCACAAACCGACGCGCTGACGATTGAGGACAGCGAGAGCAATTTCGAGCGTTTCCTGAAGACCATGAAGGGTATGCGCGATCTGGCCAAGGAGCCCGGCTTCGACAAGGACGCCATCCGGCGTGTCGTGGAGGGGAACCGGCAGACGCAAATCCCGTCCTACATGTCAGAGCTGCGCGCGATCAAGGGCGACAACCTTGCCCCGACCGAGACGCGCTTCACCGTATGGTGCTACCGGGGGCCGCTTGAGGTCGAGCAGATCAAGATTCTATGCGAATGCACCCAGAACGAAAAGGTTGCCGAGTTCTTGCTGGAGGACGGCAGCGTTGACCCGTTGGCCGAAATGAATGTGGTGGTCTGGTTCTCGGACGATGAGGTTCTAAAGTTCGGCATCCACCACCTGGACAGCGGCGAGACCCTGTACTCGGTCTATAACATCGAGAAAGACAAGGCCTCAATCTGGGGCTACGGCATTCCCTACATCATGCGAAACTCCCAGGCGGCGCTAAACGGGGCGTGGCGCATGATGATGGACAACGCCGGGCTATCATCCGGGCCGCAGATCGTGGTTGATCAGAGCGTGATAGAGCCGGGGGACGGCATATGGAGCATTCTCGCGCGCAAGATTTGGCTGAAGAAGCCCGAGGCCCCCGCCAATAAGCGCGGCTTCGAGACCTACGAGATACCTAGCCACCAGGGCGACCTGGAGCGCATCATCATGCTGGCCAAGCAGTTCATTGACGACGAGACGGCCATATCGGAGATCGCGCAGGGCGAGCAGGGCGCGCACACCACCCAGACCAAGGGCGGCATGGCGATGCTTATGAACGCGGTCAATGTCGTGTTCAGGCGCATGGTCAAGGGGTGGGACGACGATATCACCGTGCCCAACATCCGGCGTATCTACGATTTCAACATGCAGTTCTCGAACAAGGAACACATCAAGGGCGATTATGAGATCGACGCGCGGGGCACAAGCGTCCTCCTAGTGCGCGAGGTCCAGTCCCAGAACCTTATGACCGTGGCCAACAACTTCGCCGGGCACCCGGTATTTGGGCAATTGGTCAAGTCTGCACCGCTCCTGCGCAAGCTCTTCCAATCCATGATGATCGAGGCCGACGAGGTCGTGCTTGACGATGACGAGATCAAGCGCATGGTGGACCGGCAGAACCAAGAGCCCAAGCCCGACCCCGAGCAGATCAAGGCCGAGGCGGCGATAGCGCTGGTGAAGATGAAGGGCGACTTCGAGATACAGATTGAAACCATGCGCCGGGACACGGCCATGATGCAGCTCGCGCAGAACAGCAACCTATCGACCGAAGAGGTCCGGGCGCGGTTCGGCATCGAGAGCGAGAAGATTCAGAGCAAGGAACGCATCGAGGCCGAGAAATCAGCATCGGCAGAACGCATCTTCGCGGCTGAGGTCGGCGTGGAAGACCGGCGCGCGGCGCAGGGCGAAGACGTAGGACAGGGGATAGGATGAAGCACGACCAGTTTGACCCGCTTTCCAGCACTTGGTTCTATGTCAAGCAGACGCTTAATGAGCGGCTGGACAATTACCGATCCCAGTTGGAAGGCGAGGACATCGACCACGATAGGGCCAACGTAGTGCGGGGACATATATCGGAGATCAAGCTTATTCTGGAGATAGCGAAGCCCAAACCGGATATCGGGGTGGGTATTAATCAAACTGACAACGGGAACAAAACATGGTAGATGAAGATACCGCCCCTTCCGACGACGGAAGCAGCGAAGCCGATGACGCAGAGATTTGGGCCGATTTGCAGAAGAGCGAAACGTCCCAAGACGACGCGCCAGAAACCCCGGCAGCCGTTGAAGCGGCCCCCACAGAAGAACCCGAGGCCGCAGACCCTTGGGCCACCGCGCCAGACGCCTTACGGACAGCGCACGAAGCGCTCCGGGCCGAACATGACGCGGCGCTTGTAAATCACAAGCGGGTAACGGGCAGCATCCCTGCTCAGAACCGCAAGATTAACGAGCTGATCGCGGAAAACGAGCGCTTGAAGGCGGCGCAGGCGGCCCCCGAAGACGACGGCGGCCCAGAAGAGCCAGCAGAAGACCCCGAGGACCTAGTCCAAGGGCGTGAGGAATACCCCGAAGTTGTCGGGCCGCTAGAACGAAAGATCGACGAAGCGGTTGCAGGCATTCGGAAAGACGTGAAAGGAATTTCTGAATCTCAGGCGAAGACAGCCGAACGCGAAGCGGCGGAACAAGACCAGCGAAACGCTGATTATCAGAACCAACAGGTAGCGACAATCGCAGAGACGCACCCTGATTGGTCTGAAGTTTCAAGCTCCCCCGCCTTCCACGCATGGAAAGACGCTCAGTCCCCAATGACCCAGCGCACCATAGCGGAAAGCCAAGACGCCAGAGACGTAATCGAGGTCCTTGATAAATTCAAAGCATCAGGGACCGCACCCAAACCCACGGCAACGGACGCCAAACGTGAAGCGCAGATAGCTTCCGCAGAAACGCCGAAGCCCGGAGGCCCGCCGGTCATAGTGACTGAAGCCCAGCCCGAGGACGATCAAGCAATCTGGGACAATCTTGCAAAAGACGAAAGGCGTCTCGCAGCCGGTAGATAAAAGGCTACCAAAATGGCGAGAACCACAGACGCGACGGTTTCCCCAAGTAAGGGAACAGTCATTTATTTCGAGCGGCAGGCGTTGCGACACGCAGGCCCCATGTCCGTCCTGGACAAATTCGGCCTCTCCAAACCCATGCCGAAGAACAAAGGCACGGTTATCGAGTTCCGTCGGCCCAACGTGTTTACGGCCGAAACGGTGCCGATGGTCGAAGGCGTGACGCCCACGGCCACCTCGTTCAGCTACTCGGTCGTGCAGGCGACCCTGAAGCAGTACGGGCAGGTGGGCGAGATCACCGACGTTATCGAAGACACCAATACCGACCCCGTTCTCAACGATCTATCCGTACAGCTCGGCGAGAACATTGGCCGCACCATCGAGGCGCTGACGTTCGGCGTCCTGAAGGCCGGTACGCAGGTCGAATACGCCAATGGCACAGTTCGCACCTCCGTCAACCAACCGCTCGTACTGAATAAGGTCCGGGCAGCGGTGCGGACGCTCCAGACCCAGAAGGGCCTGCGCATGACCAGCGTAGTCGATTCGTCGCCCGATTATGCGACGTTCCCGATTGAGCCCGGTTATGTGGCCACCGGTCACACCCACTTGGCATATGACATCCGGGAAATCCCCGGCTTCGTGCCTTGCGTGGCCTACGGCTCCACCCGCGCCAAAGTCCATGAATATGAATTCGGTTCCGTTGAGGACGTTCGTTTCGTCCTGACGCCGGATCATGGCCCGTGGGAAGACGGCGGCGGTGCGAAGGCCGGTTCCGGCACCACCATGGTTTCCACCTCCGGGACCAGCGCGGACGTTTATCCGTTGCTCGTCATGGCCAAGGAAGCGTTCGGCGTGGTGCCCTTGAAGGGAAAGGGGGCCGTTGAACCCACCATCATCCCCGTTGGACTGAAGACGAAAGACGATCCTCTTGGGCAGCGTGGCTATGCAGGCTGGAAGACCTGGTTTGTAGCCAAAATCCTGAACGAGAACTGGATCGTCCGCGTCGAAGTCGCCGCAACAGACATCTAGTAGCCGGGGCCGTCTGAGATATGGCGGCCTCGTCTCCTGAAACTTTCTGAGGAATAAGATCATGCAGAGTATCAAACACGGTTGGGTTGCGGGAACGGCCGCTGCGGTTAACATCCAGCTCGGTTACATCCCGGACCTGGTAATCATCTACAACGGCACGGACGGCGATGTGATCAACATCGGCAATCCCCGCCAAAAGGTGATCGCCTACACCAGCGAAAGCACCGAAATCAAAGCTGGTATGGAAATGGTCGGCGCAACGTCGGGGGCTAAAGCCCTGGTTTTGCAGGTCATTCGTGACACCGGCACCGTTGCCGCTGGCGATGCGGCCGGCTGGCTGATTATCGACGCCGAAACGGAGACCGGCACGTTTACGGCCGAGGAAGGCTATTACACCGGTTCCGCCGGTCTGGCCGACCTCACCATCGCCGCAAGCGCTGTCATGGGCGTTGATGTTGACACCGAGGTCGCGGCTGACCTTGGCATTACGGCGTATCTTGGGACCGAAGCGGCCAACTCGATGGGCTTCACCATCGCGGCGGCCATCAGCGAAGACGCTAAACTTCTGTCCTACGTTGCATATCGGAACAACTAGCGTTCCCGGCGAGCGGGTTTAACAGCGCCCGTTCGTATGTGGGGGTGGGTCGTCTCCTGCCCACCCCCACACCCTTATAAGGCCCGCCGGACGGCGCGCTGAGCCCTTAGATGGAGGTTTCCTCTTTATGGAAATGAAAACTGTACTGATTGAAGACGCTACCCGCGATGAGCTGGCGACCTTTGCCGAGACCGTTCTTGGTTTGGAGGTCCACCACCTCACGCAAATCCCGAAACTGAGGTCGATGATTTCTGCGGTCAATCCGAAGTTGACCCAGTTCCAGGCACCTATCCCGGAGCCCGAGAACGCCCGCGCTCCTTCTGAAGACGCCGAACCATACCGCGCCCCTGTGGGCGAAATGGAAGAGCCCCGATACGACATCATAATTCCCGAGACCGAAGCCAGCGACGGGCAGACTGCCGTTCCGGTGAGTGTCAACGGCCGCAATATGTTCATCGAGCGTGGGGTCCGCTCAACCATCAAACACCGGTACTACGAGGTCCTGAACAACGCCGTGCAAACGCTGTACGACCAGCCTGAAGGCCCGCAAGGACCGATGATACCGCGCCAAATCCACGCTTACGGTTTCAGCGTCCTATCAGCTCCGCCCCAGGAAGAGCTGGACGCATGGAAGGCGTACCAAGACAAACTACAAGCCGACCGGGTCGCCGCAGAAGCGGCCTAAACAGGGAACGACCGGGCGGGGCATAAGCTCCGCCCCAATGCCAATTCGAAAGGAAACGAACCATGGTAGCCTATACGACAGCGACGCTTAAACAACTGGCGGCCCAAGCAGGGCGCGGCAGCAACAAGGCGCTGGAAAGCGCTCTCAGGCTCTTGAATGACCACATCGACGAGCTTTCAGCGGTTGAGGTTGCGTATCTCGACGGCGTGACGGCGGGCACCGGCCTCGACAGCAAGGCGCTGGTCCTGGGGTCGGACGGCGCGATCACCTTGCCGCACGACGGTTATATCAAGCCGACGAAACATCGCTTCGAAATGTTCGACGACTTCTATAGCGCCACCGCCGACGTGACCGACAAGTGGATCACGTTCGTGGGCTCCGGCGGGACGTTAATGACCCATGTTGACTCCCCGGAAGGCAAGGTAACTCTAACATCGGGCGGCGTTGGTGACACCAATGACGGCTGCGTTATGAGTTCCCGCGCGCTTACGATGGGCGCTCTGGTCAGTGATGGGCAGATCGTTTTCCAGACCCGCGTTTCAATGGACGACATAACCGGGACGAGCGTGAATTTCGGACTGTCTGACGCGATATGCACGGCAGCGGAGCGCAATCTCTACAAGGTCAATAGCGGGACTATCTCAGACGGCGGCCTGACGTTGACCAACGCGGTCTGCTTGGCGTTCGATACCGACGCCACCGCGCCGACCTTCTGGCAGTTCTGTTCCGAGAACGCGGGCACCATTGCCGCCGCCGCTGCGGAGGACGCCCACTCGGCAGGCCCGACGGCTGATACCTATGCGACGATTCGCATCGAGGTTGACGCCACCGGAGACGCCCGAACCTATTTGGACGGAACGCTCATCAACACCGAGACCACCGCCGTAGCGACCACCTCCGTTCTGGTGCCGTTCATTGGGACGAATAGCGCCGATGACGCGGACATCGCAACGGTTCTGTCGGTCGATTACATCTATTTCTCAGGTGTGAGGCCTTCGTCCAACGCATAACCCTAACCGGGGGGGCCTTCGGGCTCCCCCACTACTTTGCACTACCTGTCACTACTTTCCGGTGACCAGTTTAAGAGGTTGATATGTCTACGTTTTTACAGTTGGCCCAAGCCGTAGCGCGCGAGAGCGGGACACTGGGAGACGGGACCGGAATCGCCTCAGTATCAAGCCAGACCGGCCGCGAGCTGAAGGCCGTCACATGGACCGCCGAGGCATGGGTCCGAATTCAGAATTTACATACCGATTGGCGCTGGATGCAGAAGACGTATTCCGGGACGCTCACATCATCGACCAGCACATACACGGCCGCGTCCTTCAGCATCACCGACCTGCGGGATTGGAAGCGCGACGAGATCGACGGCCCCTACCGGCCCCACACGATCTACCTTGCGGCTACAGGGGTGTCCGACGAGCGCGCATTGCACGAAATTTCATGGCAGGAGTGGCGCACCGCCTACGGGCGCGGGACGCAGACGAACAATTATCCCAGCTCCTACACGATCACCCCGAACGGCTCGATAGCCTACGGCCCGATTCCCGACGCGACCTACACGGTGAACGGCGAATACATGCAGGCCGCCGTGCGCATGACAGCGGACGGGGACACCCCCGGCCTGCCGGACGCCTTCCACCAGATCATCGTTCACCGGGCTCTCATGCTCATGCACGAACACGACGAGGGTGATTTCGGCGTGGCGTCGGCGATGCGGAACTATGAAACCATGCTCTTCGATCTGAGGCGCAGCCAGCTCCCCATTCTCGCTATAGGGGCTCCCCCGATAGCATGATTAAAACCAAATACATCCCCCTTGGCGGCGGTCTCGATATTCGGACCCCCGCCATATCTGTGCCTGAAGGGCGCTGCATCGGGACAGAGAATTACGAGACCGGGCCACGAGGCTATAAACGGATCGATGGCTTCGAGCGGTTCGACGGCCAGCCTAAGCCGTCCTCAGCGACGTACTGGATACAGGACTTCGATACAGGGACAGTGGAGATCACCGAAGGACAGACCGTCACTGGGGCCTCGTCTGGCGCGACCGGAGAGGCCATTATCGACGGGGTTCTGGAGAGCGGGACCTACGGCGGCGGGGACGCGGCGGGCTATCTGGTCCTGACCAACGTGAGCGCGACCAAATACACCAATGACGAAAATCTTCAGGTATCGGCCGCGACCAAATGCGTGGCCGATGGGGTGCCGTCCGAGAAGGGCGCGGACACCGACGCCCTGAACACGACATACATTCAAGACGCCATCGAGACGACGCGCACGGATATCCTGGTTGTGCCGGGTTCCGGCAACATGCGCGGGGTTTGCTACTTCAACGGCGCTTGCTACGCCTTCCGGGACAATGCCGGGGCAACGGCGGTCGATATGTATAAATCCAGCACATCGGGGTGGGTGTTGCAGGATTTGGGCGAGACGATGAATTTCACGTCCGGCGGCACGACAGAGATCGCCGAAGAGGACACCATTACCGGGGCATCATCGGGCGAGACGGCGGTGGCCAAGCGTGTGATCGTCACAAGCGGCACCTGGGCGGGCGGCGACGCGGCCGGGCGGCTGATCCTCTACACTGTGTCAGGGGCCTTCACGCCGGGCGAGGGCCTGGAGGTAAGCGCGGTCAATGTCGCGACCTGCACGGCCG